AGTAGGCATGATGTAGGAGACATTCAGGACACTGATAACTTCAAAGTTGGGCGGGGGGAGGTTAAGTGTTCCACCGGTTAATTGAGGGAACCAAATACGAAATCCAAAGTACCAGGGAAGGTCACTCTCCAGGGTGTTTGTAGGGATATAGGTGGCACGACGGGACTGTCTCACGTTAGTAAGGTTAGCATCGACAAATTCGGATCCTTTCAGGTAAGTATTAACAACTCCCATTTGAGCAATACGCAATCTCTTGGATGAACGGGTAAGGCTGTAAGCACGGGCACCAGGCATAGCCATAGCTTCTCTAAAATTGGTAGGCTTCGACTCGTCACCAAGGGTGTCAGGGGTTATTTTGTAGACGACGTACTTGAGGGGTTCTCCGTTTCCGACGAGGTTATAATAGTAGGAAGAGTACTGGTTGGGCTGGACATAGTTTGCAATGGAAACCACTCTGTGCTTGTTGTAGACTCTTGTGTAGGTGTCGTGTACTTCGTTGTCCTTGAGTGTGGGCTCAGGGGTGAATATCTTGTCTGCTGAAGTGGATAGGGCAACTGTAGAGGAAAAGGCAATAGGGACCTTAATGTTGGGAACTTTGATCTTGGGGTTGACTGTCTTGTATTTGCGGTAGGGGCGGTAGGATTTTTTTGGAGTGTAGGATCTCTTGAAGCTTCGCTTAAAGCTACGCTTGAGGTTAGGTCTTCTTCTGACTGCATTTTTCTTCTTGTAATATCTGTACATGTTGACTTCACAGTTAGCACTGTTCGTTTTTTCTTATCTCTACTGTATTTATACTAGTTGCGGTGTCTGGTCCGTGGTCGCCGGGGGCGGTGGGGATTCTATTACAGCCACAACGATTGACTGGACCTCGGTCGCCGGGGGCGGGAGTTCGTGGTCGCCGGGGGCGGACGCTCGGGTCGCGGGGCGACATGGTTCGTGTTCCGCAACAACAACATCTTCATCCGTATTAGAACAAATTTTTGTTGCTGCCACTCTCTTATTATACTCTTTCATGATGACGTCATAGCCAGCTTCACTTTTTATGACTTTGAATCTTCTTCTGATGGGTTGTCGATCTTCTTCTGCTTCATACATTTCTTCGATGGTGTAGTTTGATGTAACTATTATTCCTTCAGGTCTAATCATTTTGATATGACCACCTTTCGTTTCAGGGGAGAAGGGGTAATGATCTGACCATATTTTTAGAATTGTTTTGCCAGACCAGTTAGGATGTACATCATCGATTAGCACGAAATCTTCACCTTCATATCCGTCAAACCACTTGTTCTGATTTTTCACATACAGACTCTTTCCAAAGAACTCTCGGACTGATTTACTCTTTCCGGTTCCAGAGGGTCCATATACCCAGTAATTATTAAGGACATCGTTGTTCTGAGCAGGGGGGGCATGATCAAAGCGTATTTTCTTCAGAGTACTATAGTGACGGATGTAAATATCAGCGGGGATATCATCCATCCGACCTTCTTTAGCTGCGCTAAAGGCTTCTTCGTATCTTCTCTTGTTGGCTTCGCCACCTGCGGCAGCACCATCTGCTACAGTCTTGGGCTTAACACCAAATTCTTGAAAATTTCCATCTTTCTGGCAATACTCCAAGGCTTGTTGGGGGGTACCACGGGCTTTTTCGAAATGATACGCGGGTTTAAAATACTGGGATGGCTTCGCCACAGCATTCTTGAATATAACAAACCCCTGTAAATGGGGAGTTCCACTTTCACCTACTTCGTAGCCGTAGGTTAAATACTTCATACACTTTTGAAGCCGTGGGCTTGAATCGTAATTATTATAAGTAAAACACCAATTTCTACTCTTAGACATTTTGGCACTTGACACAAAGGCTTCGGGGGTAATACTAGACCCCGAAGCCTTGTGCCGGAATTCTTATCTCTCATATATGTACGGACGCTATGATTAATTCTTATCTCCTACAAAGTACGCACGAACTTAACTAACTTTAACGAACTTCAAGTTTAAATTTCTTATCTTTTATTTAAAATCAAACAAAGACGACATTACAAAATAAGACGACATTTAAAAATTACAATCATCATTACAATTAAGGGTAAAAAAACTATTATAGGGCATGGTATCTTCTTCTTTTTCTTTCTTGATAGTGGTGAGGGAGGCATTAGTAGGCATGATGTAGGAGACATTCAGGACACTGATAACTTCAAAGTTGGGCGGGGGGAGGTTAAGTGTTCCACCGGTTAATTGAGGGAACCAAATACG